CCGATCTGAAAAATCAGCAGGACGCTGATTTTTCAGACTCCTTCCCTAGTGTTATCAAAGAACATTGTATGCCGCCCCGCTTATAAACAGGACGACTTGCTGTTATTTTTTATTCCGCTTTCGTTTTCAAAACAACGATATTCCCCGCCGGCCTTGTCACCAGAAACCCGTCCCGTTTGCGGAACCGGAGAAACAATTCCCCGTACTCCATGCTTTCCGATGTTCCATCAAACTTCTTAATCTCGATGCCTTTCCGGTTCCCATGCTGAATCCGCTTGGGGTTCATAAACACCGCGAATGGCTGATCATCCTCAATCTCTGTGAGCTGGGGAAGGATTGAAACCTCATGATAGGGATACAAATCGAGCTTGCCCGGCATAGCGTCAGTGGGCCGCCGCCAAATCGGGCGGCCTGTGGTGTCCTCAATGTTGGCAATGTGGTTCAGTACCGTTTCATTCAGGAACCAACAGCAGTCCTTCCGTTCTTCGGCGGGCACTTTGTAAACCGCATCCCGGAAATCCTTCCAGGTCAGATCATCAATGCTTGCCCCTTTAATCTCGACTTTCGTCACATTGGCGCAGGACATGGCCCCGGTGAACGGGTCATCATTGGCGAGTAAGCATTGACGGTCAAACTCCTGTCCGTACACCTCCACGAATTCGTCAATGAACATCGAGGCAAGGTCAACATAGACATCTTCCTCAAACTCATCGTACCAGGGGATATAGCCAGCCAGGGTGTAGGCTTTCAGTTCCACCCGCTCCGCCCCGTGGGGCTTGCTCCCGGTAATCTGCTGCCCGTAAGCCGTGAGCCAGTGAAGCTGGACTCCGCCCCGGTCTCTTGTGGGCAGGAAGATTGAAGGCCCCATCATCGGGCGATGCCGGACAAGGTTCATCATCACCGATTTTTTGGCGGCATCCTGCATAATCTCCGTTTCGTAAATCGGATTGATAAGGTACTGGTCATTCGTTGCCATGTTCCCCATCGGGTCACCCAGGGCCGCTTTATTAACCGACCAACCTTTTTCCCCCCATGTAACATCACGGGGGTTAGTCCAGTTGTCCGCCTTTAGGTTAGGGCTGAACGACAAATCCGCCAGGGCCTTATGGTTCCCGCCCCAGGCCGCCGCAATCCCCTTGCCCAGGTTAAAGAGCAGTTCCCGCCGGGAAAGCTCCCGAGGGTTAGCCGCCTGTCCTTTCAGTTCCCCCCGCAAGCTCTTGATAGTCCCTTCCAGCGCCGCAATCTGCGTTGACTGGCCGGAAGTAACGGACTCAAGTGTCTTCGCCATTTCCTCAAGAAGTATTTCCTTATCCTGAAAATACTCAGCCGCCTTCGCCGGATCAGTAAACCCGGTGTTTTCGATTTTCTTCATGTCGGCCAGTTTCTTTTTTATGGCCTTAAGCATTTCGTCCATAAATCATTCTCCTTGAAAGTTATTGATAAACCCGCCCCAAAAAGTAGGGTGGTTTAATTCCTGTTTTGATTCCGTCATGGTCTTTGCAAGAGCCAGAGGGTTTGCCGGAACATTGCAAATGCTGAATTCAAGTAGCTCCTGCTTCCTGAAAATAAGCGAAGTCCCGTCCCTGCTATCCTCTTTTGACGGAATTTCAATCTCGATAGGGCGGAAGCCTACCGACCCGGCCCGGATGACCCCGGCCTTCACCCTCTGCCCGATAGCCCAACCGAAAGGGTCATAGGCTTTATCATTGAAGAACACCAGCCCATGAAGCCCCTCATCATCAATAGTCAAGCCCTCGATTTTCCCAATGGCGGGTATATCGTACCGGTGCGCCCACTCCACAATCGGATTATCCATGTACCGCTTGAAGTCCCACCCCACCGGGTCTATCCGTTCTGCGTATCGGTCAAGGTCAAAGGTTGAGAGCGTCCAGGCGAAGCCCTGCCCGGCCTCCACGTCAGCGGCGAGACAAAAAGGAACCTGGGCTATAAGTTCCACGTCCCCCGCCAGTTTCTGCGGCCCCGCCGCTTCCTTTCGAATGCCGAGAAAATCCAGCAGCCCTCTGTTGTCAGTAGCCTTATACTCTCCGCTTTTCGTTCTGATAATCATTTATTCCTCCTCATGCGGCATGGACGCCGCTGTATTTATTGCTTTAGCTGGAGTTTTTACAACATAAAAACTCCTATACTAAAAATCAGCAGGGACGCTGATTTTTAGTAGGTAACGGTTTTAACACATAATTCATTCCAAAAAAATTCAGTTCATACGGATCTATAATCCCCAGGTAAATAGCAACCCTGATAACTTCATTTTCATTCCGTACATTCAAAGCCTTGTAGATTTCATTCTTTCTGGTATCCACCGACCGTTCCGAGATTCCCAATACTTTGGCAATTTCTATCCCGGTAAACCCATTGGCAATAAGCCTGGTAATCTCTATTTGCCTATTTGTTAAGCTCCCCGATGGTTCAGGGTAATAACTCCGCATATCAAGCCTCCTCTGTACTGCTTCCGAGACAAACTCCCGCCCATCCCGGATCTTCGCCATGCCCTGGTAAAATTGTTTATCTCCATCCAAAAAACTCACATAGCTTTTAACCCCATTGACGATGAAGTACATTGCAAGGTCATCAGGAAAATCAGTAACAGAGAGCGCCGCTATATTGAGTTTTGGAAATTGCTTGTGTAAATCCGCCATCATGAATGGGGTACAACACTGGTAAAACTTACAGCCCATCAGTACAATCCGGGGTTTCACTTCACGGATAAGCATAGACAGGCCGTCTTTGTCAGCGCCGGTAACCGTGACATTATCAAAGCCCAGTGTTTCCAATCGGCCCTTGATATGCCCGTATAGGTTCACCGCCCTGCTTACCATCAATGTACCCCCAACCATTATTCCCCTTCCTTGTTTGTGGGAATAACGCTGCGGGGTCTGTACCAGACATCGCCCCAGGGCTTCTTTTCTTTTCCACGTTCTTGAAGAACATCGTTAATCGTTTTTAATCCAGCGTTTATCTCCGCAATATCCCGCTGGCTCTGCGAATCTTCGTTTTCCGCCAGTTCCGGTATATCCCAGAGATCAAATCTTCCGGTTTCTTTCAGGCCAAATCTCATGAAGAATTGAGATTCTAAAATCTGTTCAAATTGTCGCAGGATAGGAATTAAGGTATATTGCCAGAAAGCCGAGTGCTGCTCTTTTGTGTCTTTGCCCGATAATGCTGTTGATTTATCAGAGATATTGGCAACACGAGGAGGTATTCCGTATTTAGCTAAAATCGTATAAAGGTTCCAACGTTTAAGCTCAAAAAGCTTTATTACATTGGGGTCAAATGATAGGGCTTCAAAACTGGTTCCCTTTCCGAGGACGGCAATCTTGCGGTTTGCCTTTACCTGTCCGTATTTGCTTTCCCACCGCCGCTCTATCGCGTCAGCTTCTTCGGGTCGAAGTGTCTGGTCTGTCTTTAATAATCCCTGTGGTATGGCGTTATTCTTTAGCAGGATAGAGTTTGCTTTATTCGCGTAGTAATCCTGTTCAAGCTCAAGGGTTAATGAAACAAGCGGATTAACGCCCCGTAATGGGTTCCAGGGGTTGAAGTCTTTGAAGTGTATAAGCTCATCAGAAAATATCGGTATTTGTTCGCCGCCGCACTGGTAGTACCAGCGTCGGCCGCGGTTCATAAGCTCATCATATACGCCCCCTGTGCCTGTAACTTCTGCACACAGGCTGCGGGGATTAAGAACGTAAATTTCTTTTGGGAGGCCGCCGGAATACTCCGGGCCAAACCACCAGAACGCTTCGCCTTCCAAATGCCACCACGCCGCAGTAGCTTTCCAGAGGTCATAACGCGATAGGTTCTGATTAGGTCTATGAAACAATTCATAGAGCGGGCCATTTTTTTGTTCTACCCCTTCTTTCTCAAGTACAAAATCCGCCCGGGCCAGATTGCGAATTAAAATGTTAATCGCAATGTTCACCCAGGCGTTGCATTGATAGGGGTCTTGTTTTGTGAAGGGTTCTATAAATAAGTTACTAAATTCGTCATCATTAGTCAATGAATTAAAAGAAAAACTTTTATTTTGTGAATCATTTTTTGAAAATAATCGCTCATGGTTTGATTTACTTCGCTGTCGGTTTGGCAAAAATAGTTTGAAGGGGTTCATAAAATTACTACCCCCTGCTGAACATCAGAGAAAATCGCATAACGCAAAGCGTCAAGAAAGTGGTCATTAACCTTTACAATCTCTCCGCTTTCATCCCGGCAGTAATCCCAAATCTCCGAAAGTACCCCGGTACATTTTTCACTTACAAAGAATTGCTTGCGTTCTATTTTGGCGTTGATGTAATCTATCCCGCTTTCAACGCTGTTATTTGCTTTCTGTCCTCCGGTTATTTCCTGTATCCGCTCTCCGCCCGCGGGATCGCAGTATACCGGAATCCCCATCCCGTCAGGACAATCAAACCAGTAGCGGGCTTCAAGTTCAGCGTTGAAGGTTTTCGTGGTCATGTTGTAAGAGCCATAATCAGCAAGCACATAGACAACATCACCAATCCAGCCAATCTTCACATTGGTAATGTTCATACCGAAGTCCTGTCCGCAGGTATAACGGTCAAAGCGTTGCGGCAATTCGGAAGTCTTTAGGATCATTGATTCATCGAATTTGTCATAGATAACGCCCTCGGCCTTAACCCATTCGCCGTTCCTGAACCGGGCTTTTTGCTTTTCCGGCAAAGCGTCAAGAATGTCGGAGATATAATCGTCAGGCAGATGCTCCCGGTTATCCTCCGGGTTCAAGACCATCGAGGCGTATAATTCGGGCTTTTCCAGGGGTTCCCCGGTCAGGAAGGTCTTTTTAAGCATGAACACCCGGTACGCCCAATGAAGCGGGCTGCCCGGATTACAGTCATAATAAAAAAGATTCCTACAACCCGGCACTCTCATTGCCAATCGGGAATAAGCGGTAGTAATAGCGGCATAGGAAAGCTGGCTTATCTCATTAAAATAAATCGTGCAGTATTCATGTCCTAAAATCTTGTCTGCCTGTTCTCTATCGCCCAACCCGCCAATCCAAATTTCCGAGCCATTGAAAAGGGTAATCATGCTTTCATGGGCCAGGTAGGTATAGCCGCATTTCCCAACAGTATTATCCAGCCAGGGTAGCAAGGTTTCCCGCAGTACCGAAGACCGGGCATCCTTGGCACGGAAACGGCAAATCAAATGCCTTGAACCAGCAAAGCGCAAGGCCCGGTAAATAATCGCCATCACCAGTACAGTTGTTTTCCCGGAACGGGAACCGCCAAAGAGCAAAATGTGTTTCGCCCCGCTTTTCAGCAAAGCAAGAGCTTTTTTCTGAATGGTTGTAGGCTTAAATACCGTACTGGTTCCCATGTTTCCTAAAGCCCCTGAAACTCCGGGAAAAAGTTAATTTCTCCCTGTTTTACTTCCGGTTTCCCACTGGAAGTGACCAACCCCGCCGCTTCCCGCTCCGCTTTTATCGCCGTTGCCACCCATTCGGTAACTGTCCCCTGGGTCAAATCCTCCGGGTTCATGGTGTCCAGTTTCTTACCAACAACCTGTAGCATCTTCCCGGTAATCTCCCGGTGCTTTTCGCCCTGGGCCTCAATGGTTTTCCGCAGTTCGGCTTGTTTAAGCCGTTCCATGTAGCGGTCAAAATCCGCCGCCCGTTCTCGCCAGCGAAAAGCCGTAGACCAGTTCCGCCACACCCGGTAACGCTTGGCCCGCACACCCTCATCTTTTTCCGCACTGTCCACCGCCTTGCGGATATTCCGTTCCGGCCCAAAATCCCGGAAAGCGCAGAACGCCGCAAACGCCCCTGAACTCTCCCCGGTCAGCCGCTCCCAACTTTCAAAGGGCAGTCTATCGGCCTTCGCTTCCTCGATGGCCTTGTCAAAGTCAGTCATTCGGCGGCTCCGGTTTTATCCATTTTTGGTTCAGGCGCCCTTGTGTTTTCCGTGGTGGAATACGTCACATCGACAACCCGGCCGTCATGTAATCTTGCGGTTATAGAAACAGAGCCATACCGCAATCCGGCGGCATTAGCCAGCAGTCGGGCAACAATTGCCTCAGCCTTGGATTGGTTCATGCCCTGCCTCTTTTTGAGCTTTCGGTATGCTCATCAATCCACCGGGTAAGTACCTCACGTTTATACATCACCCTGTGGCGTATCTTCGTTTTTGGAATATCAAGACGATCAAGCGTTGTCAGGCAAATACCCAAAAATCGCGCTGTTTCTTTTCTGCTCAAAATACCAGTATTAGTTTCCACTCAAAACCTCCGGTTTCCCTGATTGCCATTCAGCGTTTCCCGCTGTTGTATATCTAAAAAATAGGTGTTTCCGGTTCAGGATTAAACGTAGGTTTTCCGCAAATTCAAGAGTTTTGAGCAAAAAAATAACCCCCGGTCAAAATCCGTGGGCTATTACTAATCAGGTATAATTATACTACCGCTCGTTCTGGTGGTAATTCTCTGAAAACCAGCATTTTAGGACGTTCCGGTATAAGTTTTCCAAAAGTCTCTGTTTCGGCTTTTTGGATAAGCAGCCTATCTCCGTCAATTTCATGGTCACTATAAAGTTCAATCATGTCATCGGTTAAATGTCCGGTTTGCGATTTCAATAGTTTTCGCTCCAGTTTCCTAACCATGTATGAAGTGTAAAAATGCCGCCAACCATGAAAGGTATACTCTTTGGCTTGCTCTTTGGTTAAGCCAATTTGAACAAGCGCTCTACGAAGTCCCTTGTTAAACATATCAGGCTGAATAGGTCTATCTTGCCTGTATTCTGTCCAAAATACATAACTATCCGGCGATACTCCCCAGGGGTTATGTTTTGCCAATTCAATCAGACCATATATTAAGGCAGGGAAAGGTATTTCAACCATTCGGGTATTGTTATTTTTGGGGAGTTTATCCTTATCATCACTATTCCACGAACTGCAAACCATAATATAGTCCGCCCCAATATCCTTAGACTTTAATCCAAGAAATTCGCCGTTTCTCATTCCGGTAACTGCGGCAATCATATTTCCGAGCCTTGCCCTTTCATCATACCAGCTTGCCTTAAAAACAGCCGAAGCAAGGGCAGGGGTCAGTAATTTCTTTTTTCCCTTAGCACCGGAAAAAAGCAAATGCCCTCTTGTCGGATCAATTTCAATCTTGCCTTTAGCGAATACCCATCGAAGGGCTTTTGTCCCTGCTTTTATTATTGTATTTTTTCTATCAGGTGATAATGGCTTCTTCCCCATGTAGGTAATAAAAGCGTCAATATCCTCAGCAGTAATTTCGCCAAGAAAACGCCCTACGAAAAATTTTTCCCAATACAAGGTAATGGCTTGCTTTTGTATCTTACAATGCCTTTTATGTATACCGTGTTCTTTCCGCAGTTTTTCTTTGATGTACGGCGATTTTTCCCAATACCAAAATTCAAGCAGAAATGAAACAAAATCAACAGCCCCATAGGTTTCATTGA